GTGTACTGATAAATCACCTCTTCACCTTTCACATATAGCTTAGTACCGTCATCCTTAAGCCAGATACCATCACAAGAGCTTGTTTGTGCGGAAAAGTCAAAGGTATTAGTGTCATATGATGCACCAGATAGGTCAAAGTTACTTATTGAGTATCTGAATATATTACTTGCATCAGCAATAAACATTTTATCACCGTCTGGACGTACATATCCACCCCAAGCACCTCCCGTTGTTTGGCTGGAATGATTAAATGAATTATCAGACGTTGGACTGCTTGGGTCCCAGTTATCTGCAAGGTCATAACCATAAACTGTATCATCAAAGTAACTAATAACTATCATTTTCTTACCTTGCTTTGTGACGCTTCCATCATTTGGACCTAAAAAAGGTATTGGTTGGCTAACATCAGCACTAACATCACCCACTTTTCCTGTGTCAGACATAGAAAATAGGTCATAATCAGACAGGGAAAGGGTATAAATAAGTGTGTATGTGCCACTAACTTCACGCCAAATCTTCCCACTTTCACTAGAAAACCACAATTTAGAGCCGTCAGTACAGTTTACTGATGCTTTACACAGCTCATCTACAACTACACCAGAGTCTTTAACTAGCTTTTGCTGTACCTTTATCAGTCCCGGCTCGCTACGGTGGTCAATACCAACAGACTTATTCACTGATCCTCTCGGACCAGAGAACAAAGTGTCTGAAAGTCCTTTGTATCCGGCTGAAAATAAGCTATTCATACTAATATAATGGGTTTATATCACCTCCACCATTGAGAAGTCCTAGCGCTCGTGGGCTTTTCTTTAGTGTCATCGTCTGTGGGTTGTCGTCACGTTCGAGATAAGAGGCAGCTAAAGCTCCTAACAACCCTACACCCTCAAAACCCTGTCGTGGTGGTTGTCCCACTTTCTTCTCTACCTTTACTGCCTGTTCTCCCGGCCCGTTTATCTCCAAGTAATCAAGAGCTGGCATTAAAGCAATAAGCTCATGAAACTCAGAAGAGAAACCAGGCTCCAAGACTAGCTCAAACACTTCTCCTCCAGTATCAACTAAGTCATCAATATCAATATGTACTGCTGTACCTTGAAACTGAATCTCTATACCGTTTGTTTGGCTGTAGTCTGGTTCTCCTGCTAGATAAATCTTTGTACCGAGAATATACCAGTAACGAATGTAACTTGTTTTCATCTCATCATCGGAAATCTGCCGACGTGTTTTCTTCTCTATTGTGCGCCATGTTGTTCCATCACTCTCTAAGATACGAACTCGCGCAATCTTGAAGACATTAGATGGTACAGCATAACCAGAGACACCGCTCTGTAGTTCAAGAGAGGTGTCTATTAGCTCATTAGCATCATTAGCATCCTTCCACTTCCATGAGTCATCATATCGCTTAATAAGAGCTGCTATCTTGTCTAGTGCGACATTAGCAGACTGCACAAAATCACTAAATGTGAAGTTTGAATCGTTTGCACGCGCCCAGCGGATAGCTAAGTGATACAAGCTGTTTGTAGTGTTTGCGTCGTCTCTTATTTTCATGGTTTAGTAGGCAGGATGAGCTGAATAATAGCTGATGTTCAGTTCTGCGTCTGTTGTAACCCTAATTGCTCTGAAATCATCAATCTGTTTTCGAGAGTTGAGAACAATAAGGCGAGTGTCATCATCGTTAGCTGCAACCATTCCCACGCTTGATGTTGGGTCTGTGCCGTCATCACGCCATCGAATATCATCGTCAGAAACGACGATTACTGCGTAGATAGCAGATGAGGGTACACCACCAGTTGCTTCAGATAGTGCTACAGCTGAGGTGGAAGCCGTCAGCTGTCGATAGCCTTCCGGCTTTCTATTTGCTTGAGTGGTTCCTACAAACATAGTGGTTTAGTTATTAGAAGCGCGAATAATTGCGTAATTGATCTCAACTACTTCTCCTGCGGTACTTCCTACGTTTGTAACAGAGATGTCGAATGATCCATCTGCTACGGCAGTTACACTAGCGGTATAAAGCCCTGTGCTTGCGCCAGACTTTACTACTACGTGAACAGCGTCTCCTGCGTCTACCTCAGAGTCAGTTACTGTGAAGGTAACTGTTGCGTCTGCGGCAAGAGAAGCATTGTGTGTGGTAATTGTTCCTGTTGGCTTATTGAGTGTTACTCCGGTTGCTTTACTTGTCCCTTGAGTTACAGCTCCTCCAACGTCCTTACCTGTGATGTATCCAAGAAGTTTACCTTGAACCTGTCCAAAGGCACGGATGCCGCGATTAAATACTTTTACGTTTTCTTTTTCAGTTGTTGCCATGATGGTCTTTTATATTAATTGAATAAAGAGTATTGCTGATTAGCAATCACTTACCCAGTCATTGACTGGCGGTGAGGGGCAAGCGTGAGCTTTATCTACCCCCCTCCACCAACCCGTGAAGGGTTAGTTTACTACTGTTTAGTAGTTTGATGCGTCTACGTGAGTCTTAACAGTCATGTACTTACCGTCTGTGAATGTCTTAGAGTTATGCAAGATAACACCAGATAGACGAGTAACGTGTAGTTCACCTGTTGTAGGTTTTGGACGACTCATTTCCAATCCTTCATCAAGCTGTAGTCCGAGGTCAGTCGCACCAACAGTTGTGAAGAAAATATCCTTCTTCTGTGCGCTGAAGCCGTCAGCTCCTGCGGTTAGGTCTGATGCTACACCAACGTCACCAAATCCAGTAAAGCTAATAGTACCTGCGCTGTTCGTAGCCGCTATTCGGCGGTTACGTCGTAGGTACATCTGCTGCGTTAGGTTTGGAGCAATGTAGTCAGTTCCTGCACCTGATCCACCAGTAGCCCAAGCTACAACGTTATCAGCGGATGCGTCAGCATCTGAGCCGATGTCGATTTCGTTAGGGGCAGATGGTGCTGCCTTAAAGGTGGCAGTTACACCTGCAATAGTGATGGTGTCACCTGCAGTTGGATTAGTTCCAAATGTAAGAGTAGCACTCCATGGAAGGTTATTACTCTTCAAAAGAGTAGCATCCATGAAAGTTCGAGCTGGGTATCCATTTACGAACGTAGAGTCCCCAAGGGTTGATTCTCGGTTAGCTGTTGCTCGTTCAATTGCACGGTATTCACGTGGTCCTACTAGAATGATGCGCTGGACGTCATCTACGTCTGCTACATCAACAAGAGCTAGTCCATCCTCAACGATGTCAAGAATGTTAGCCCCTGAGAAATCAACAGGAGCGGCAGCTGTGCCAATCTCGTGGATTCCTTCAATGTTAGACACCCATCGCTTCTCGATAGAGTCCTTCATAGCCTTACCAAGGTCATCACCGTAACGGGATGCTAGGTCTTGGTCTTTAAGCTGTGCCATTTCAGTGTCATCAATGTTGATGTGAATGGACTCGGCGTGGCTAGCTCGGTCAACTGTTAGCTCCTCATTCTCTGTTGAGACGTTTTGTGAGCTAGAAGTTGCGGTTAGAGGGGTGTAAGACTGCATTTCTGCGAAACCAATAACTGGCTTGTGGTACTTACGACCACCCTGAACCTTTAGCGCGTCTCCTGGCTCTTTGTTAGCCAAAGACAGTGCAAGATTTTTGACGAAGAATTTACGCTGTGCTCGAGCATAAATCTGTCGTACCATATCATTATCAATTGCCATATGTTAGTTCAGTTAAGAAACTAGATTGAGTCTATTTGGATTTTTCCCATTCCTCGTATTCTTTCTGACCTTCTTCGGTCATCATGAATGTTGGTTCTGTGAATTTGTCTGGCATCCCTTGGGAGCCATCCTTTCCAGATTTTCTCTCACCAGTTCCATTATTTGCGGCCTCTGCCGATTGGTTTTCAGACTTTTCCTCGTTAATTAAGTGTTGAATGTAGGAGTCTTTACTAGCCGAACGGACGGATGTTCCGTTTACTTTCGCAATCTTACGCATTTCTGCTTTCAGATCATCAGAATAGTCAGAATCTTCTAAATATTCCTCATCAAACTGCGATTTCACCGTCTCTTCCGTTTGCTTACGTATCGATTCTGCATCGAGTTCTTCAGCAGTTTTGCTGTCGTTCTCTTCCTGCTTCTTCGGTTGAGTGTTGGATTTTGCTTTCTCTCGCCAATCAATCTTCTGACCGATAGCTTTAGATAGCTTGGTTCTGTTCTCCTTCTCTCTTGTGACGAACTTGTCGATTAGTTCTTTGTTATCGTCATTTTCTTCGAGGTCTAATGATTCTATGACGTTAGAACGTAGATCGTCATCTCCAACCTCTGTAAGCGCCTCCTGCTCTGTTTCGAGCTCCTCCGGAGTGGGAGTTGTGTCCTGTGTTTCGGAATTTTCCATAAGATTTGTTTTCGCCCATTGGGCATTAGTTCTTAAAAAGATACCCGCTCATTGAGCGGGGGCAGAGATGGACTCTTGCAGGAAACCATCCCTACCCTCGGTCAACGAGGTTGCAAGAGTTTTTATATTATGAAAGTACTATTCAACACTTAGTTCATCATCATTTCGTGTTGAAACATATGTTTCAGCTAGTTTAACGAAGTCTTTACCGTGTACTTCCTTTGTATAGGTTCGCACAACAACATTTCCGCGCTTAACAATAGCTTCATCTTTAGGATTATCAGACTGTTCATCCAGTAATGCCTGTAGACTATCTTCACCTAGGCGTCCGTCATATTCGACACCCATTTCGTCAAGTTCCTTTTTGATTTCTTCTTTTTTATTACTCATGTTTACAATTTATCAAATCTGCACTTAAAACGGCTAGTAAATGGCGACACTTATTGTAATCCTAGCTTCTTAAGAGCATGTTGTCGCTTGTGCTTATTAGGTGTTGTATCAATTAAGAAGGGTTCTAATATGTTTTCTAGTATTTCAACAGCATACTTACGACCCCTAGCTGATTTATCGTAGTCCTCAGTCTCGGTTATTAAAGAACAATGATCTAAGGCATCAATACATTCATTGATATGTTCCTCTAAAGCCTGCCATTCAGGGTTATTCTTAATTTTTTGTGCTTCTTCAGGTGAAAGCATAGTTATTCTTCTTTAATCTTTTTATAAATCTCTTCAAAGAATGCAAGTTTAGTTTCAAGGAAATCACATTCCAGCTCGTACATCGCATTCTGCATATCATTAAACAGCTGTTCAATACGTGACTGTTTCTCATCATTCATATCCACACCTGTCCATATATCGATAGACTTTGCTAGTTTGTTTAATTCCTTCTTCTTGTCTGTAAATTGTTGTTCTGTTAAATTCATATGCCGATTCTTGATTTAATATTATTAACTCGTTTCTTCTCTTCCTTTTTTTGCCTGCGTTTCTCTATTTCTTTCGGGTCGGTCATGCGGTTAAGGATACGTTCAGTTGCCTGCACTTCAGACACCTCTGAGTTATATAATTGGTTTATCATACTTGTGCTGGTTGTTGCGGTTCTTGTGTCTCTGTTTCATCCCTTTCAGAGCCTCTCAGTGCCTGTTGTTCAAGGTTAGGATCCATAGCTGGTGGAACACTAATACCTTTTGATTTTAACACGTAGTCGAGCATATAAGCGCGTCGAGCAGGGTCAGTCTCAAGTGGTAGTACTTGTAGTAATGTGTCTACCTCGGAAGTATTATATGCTTCACCAACAACTGTGACCTGAATACGAGGGATAACCTCTTTCCATATCTCCTTAGTATTCTTGAGAATAGGATCGTCTTCTTTCATCTCGATAACCTTCTGCTCAATAAGGGCTTCTCTTGTCTCTGGTGTGTGAGGGCCAATAAGGGCAAGGTTCTTGTTAAACCAATTCTCCGCTACCAAGAGATTGAAACTCTCTAACCACTGCTCAGAGCCTGTTAATTTAATAATATCTTCACCCTTAAGGTTCTTGACTAGCTCCGGGAGTATAAACTCCTTATAAGCGTAACGGTAAGGGATAGCTAATTTCTTACGTAGGAAGTCAAAGAACTTATTAGCGTTCTCATTCATAAGTTGAGTTGTACCTAATGGTGTTCCGCTTGATGGAGTAACACCTCGTACTACCTCGTATGAGTTAGCAATTGCGTCCATTTCTGAAAGTATTGAGTTGCGCATTTCTAGTGCTTCGTTGATACGAGCATTTACTTGTACCTGCTGTATATCACTAGAGTTAATAATTGTTCCTCGATCTAAGCCGTGTCGAACATTATTAAGGGTACGAGAATCTGTTGCGCGGAATAATGCAGAAGTATCCCAAGGAATAGCACGCATGATTTCGTTTGTAAGCTCGTTATAAGCCGTTTGTTGATCTAATAGTAGCTCATAAAGCCCTTCACGCCACCATTTACCTTTATATGGTCCACGGTGTGCTTCCTTAAACCAATCAGACATCTTGCCTTTAATCTTTTGAGCAAAGAGTACAAACTCATCTTTATCACCTCCCTTGGTTAGTCCAGCCACAATGATACGAGCTAGTACGAACTTATCTTTATCACCTCCTTCTTTGCCCTGTGCTTCGTATAAATCCTTTTCACTTACTTCACCCGTTCTGCGATATATCTCATATAATGGCGAAGACTTCTGTGAAGAACCTGTTGATACATCAGCGTTAGGTGTGAGTGTAGTGTTACCACACTTATCAATAACATCATCAACATTTTCATATAAACCATCCTTCTTTTTTAGTTCGGACTGTGTTAGATAGAAGCGTTCAATAATTGCTGTCTCATCTACTGATCGGGCAAGGGTGTTGGTGAGAAATGTGTTCATCATGTCACACTTATCATAAGATTTGTCTGTTTTACGCAGTAGTATGTTTCCATCAGATGAGAAGTCTTCTGTGGACTCTGCGAACTCTTCTGCCCTTCCTGTCTCCTCCATAAAGCTCTGTAGCTTACAGTTGGCGATATAGGTAGCTGGGAAGTCCTCTATACGATTCTTACTCCAAAACAAAAAGTACTTTGAATCGATACGTAGATTCTTTATCTCACTGTTAACTCGTGGTTGAATACCATCAAACCAGTACTCTATCTCCCCAGCGTCATTAACTTTACCAGTTGGGTAACGTCGAGACTTATAGTTATATACACGCTTTTTTAGCCTCCACTCAGAATAAAGTTCACCGCTGTTTGTTTCAACAGACTCGAATAGATATTTATTTATTTCATTTTTAATAGTCCCCTTTATATTCATGTGTGTATTGTTACAAATTAACAGTAAAAAGACCTAACAAATGGCGACACTATATACCTAGTCGCTTAGAAATGTCCGATACACGCTCCTGCTGTCTAACCTCTCCACGCATCTGCTCTCTCCTATCGGCTTCTGGGTCTGCGCCTGCTGTAATCATCTTGGTAGTGAAGTAACGTAGTCCATCTAAAAGGTGATCCCCATACTTATTCTTACAGCTAGGGTCTGGTACGTTCCTATTGTTTCCATCCTTATCAAATAGCCATGCATAGTTTTCGTACTCCTTTTTGAGATTTGCGCTGTTCTTTGTATAGCTAATACGAAGTCCTTGCACGTGTTTAATACCGAATTCAACACTTCCCGGACCTTTATCTGCTCCTGAGATGTTCACACCAGCTGTTCTGAGTGCCTTAATCATCCTATCTTCTGCCGAATCAGCAATGATTGGGGCAGGTTCAAGCATCTTACACACCCTAATGAGGGTATCGTAGCTGTTATCTATCTTATAATAGCGCTCATCAAGGACATATCCACCATTATGGTAGTAGATTGAACCAATTGCATCAGGTGATGCTCCGCCTCCAAAGTCTAAGAAGTGGCCCAGCAGCCGTGCTTCGTGTGGTACTTGGTCTACTTCCTTCCATCCTTTATAGATACGCCCCTGAACAGTCTCTGGCACAAGTCCCTCTATCTGATGCCAGTAATACTCTGGGTTGGTGGTCTTATACTTCTCATAGCGATGTATTGTAGCCTCGTCCATGTTATGGGCGTTCTCTCTATATGTGCCGGGAATTAACAACACTTCATCCTTCCACTCCTCTTTTAGTGTTGGTATATAAAACCCCTCTGCCTCTGGGTGTGGTTCTAAGTCAAAGAAACGCTTAATGATCCAGTGGTTTTTTGGTGGTGGGTTAGTTGTGCCAATAATGCGGATATTACCTTTCTTGGTTCGCAGTGAGTCATCGAAGGTGCGGAACTCTTCTTCCCCAATCTCCTCCATCTCCTCTATCCAAGCAAAATTAAAATCTGCCAGAGACTTGAGACGAGCGGTTAATGATCCAGATGAAGCCCTAAAACCAAAAGAGCGCAGGCTATTCTGCCCATACCGTATCTTCTTGTCTGTTATTTTTAATCCATCGGTCTTCTCTATGTCGTTCTCGGCAATCCTGTCCTTTAATTCCCTCCAACAAGAGTCTTCGATGTCTGCATGTACTGCACGCATAAAAGCTCCACGTGTGTATTCGTTACTAAAAAGCCTTGAGAGAGTATAGCGACTTGCTGTGCCACTTCTTCCATTACCTCGACCACCTAAAAAGAAAGCATATCGCCAGTCTTTCTTCTTCCATAATTCTAAATGTGATTCGTGAGGTACTTCAAGGTTTATTTTCATTGTACAGATATTTCAACACCCTCGATTTGTATTGGTCCATCGTCTTCACCGGTTACTTGTTGCTTCTTACGCCACTGTGTCAAGTTTGAGGCAGCAAAGATTGAGAAGGTTGGGTTAGATAGTCCATTCATACTAGCCAAAGAGATATAACGAGCCTGTATTTGCTTACACCTATTCCACGCCTGATGAAATTCTTTGTCTTCACCACTCTCTCTATACTTCATTGTCCTATAAGAGATACCTACTTCATCCGCAAATTCATAGTAAAAGGGCAGATCCACTAACGGTTCATGCTCCCTGTTGCCTGTGCGGTATTCTAATAGTTCGTCCTTAAAGGTATCAAACTTGCTTTTGAAGAAGTCTATCATTGCCTCTGCTACTTCTGTAGAGTTACTCTCATCTAGCTTGGCAGGTCTTCCGCTAGTCTTACATCCTTTTGCGTATTGGTTTCCTTTAGGTGCTGGCATAGTTTAATATTATACTAATGCTTTGTTATTTTTATAGTAAATGGCGACAATTAAGCCTTACTGAACACTAGATCTCTATAACTGCCTTTGATCTTTCTCTTTCCATCCTTCTCTTCTACTAGGTCATCGAATCCTCCCTCTATGCGAGATATGATACCGTCTTCAGAGATTTTAGCACCTCTTTTAAGTACAAATAACAGTTCTTCGTGTAGTTTTATTACCTTGTAGATGTATTTAATGTCTCTATAAGATAGTTTTTTTATATTTGCACCTTTCGGGCTGACCGCTTCAAGTACATTCATGGTAGCTTGGTAGCCAACCATGTCGCATATTTGAATAATAGAGTCTATTGCTTCCGGTTTTACATTCTTTGATTTAGCAAAGTATCCTACTGGGTCTCTATCACATATATCTTTATATGTAATGTACTTTATTTCCATTTACTATTTTGATTCTTTAATCACCTCGATCACCTGACCTTTAACATAGTTTCCTAGACCGTTGAAACCCTCTACTGCCTTTTCCATTATTTCTAGGTCTGTTTTATTAATTGATGGTTTCTTAGAATTAAGCGTTTCCATTAGTTGAAAAATCTTGTATACACCTCCTTTATCATCCGCATATTGATTTAATGCCAGACGAACAACAGTTCCGACAGTTAAATCCTCGTCTTCTTTATATTTTACTACTTCTCCATTCAAATCAATTACTTTTTTTGTTGTGTCCATTTTTCTTATATTGTTAAGTTACTAATGTCTTTATTGTAGCACACTATGGCGCTTTTACGTACTCTACCCTTGTAAAGCCTTCTCCGTTGGTATAACCCATCACTTTTATAGTTACACCGTCTGGTATCTCTGTTTTATGTTCTTCTAGAAAGTCTGTAATCTTTTTCACCCTATTAGAGACGTGTAAGTGGCTTGTCCATTGCGCCAGCACGATCTTATTGCCTTTCCACGCTATGCCATCAAAGAGACTAAAGAAGTCATCGTGTCCTTTGTACTGCTTACCATTATCGAACTCCTTACCTACCGGTAAGGTTGTGGTTGTGCTTCCATATCGTTGCCTTTTTGGTATTGATATGATCCAACCGTCCTCTGTAAAGTATTCCT